CCGACTTGAGCGACTTGAGAAAGGATCTCAGCAAAGTTCTGAGAATGCCTTTAACCAGAGATACGCACAGACTAAGGAAGCTCTAAAGAAAGCTATTGAGGAGGGAGACACTGACGCTCAGTTAGATTTCTCAGAGCAAATAGCTGACTACCGAGCGGCAATGCGTGTATCTGAAATGCAAAAAAATCAAAGGATGCAACAGGAAACTGCATCCCCAACTGTCGGCCGTGCTGTTCAAGCGGCACAAGATCCTGCACCCCAGAAAGCAATGCAGTGGTGGGATAAAAATAAGTGGTTTAATGGTTCAGGTTACGAGCGTGAAACTGCGGCCGCAAGAGCCATTGATGTCCAGCTAGATATTGAAGGATTCGACAAGGACAGTGACGAATATTATAATCAACTAAATAATCGTTTACAAAATGTATTTCCTGAGTTAGTTTCAGGATCAAGTCCGAGTAAGCCGAGAATAAAAAGTAGAAGTCCAGTCGCGCCCTCTACAGGCGGTTCTCCAAACTACAAGGGCAATAGGGTTCGCTTAACTAAGCAACAACTATCAGCGGCTAGAGAAGTTGGAATAACAGATGAGACTGGTTTAAAACGCTATGCCTCAGAAATTAGAAAACTAGAAAGGAATAGTTAAATGGCTGAAACAAGAAATGTTCGCGCTAGTGAAACCCGTAACTCTGTGCGTGAGGAGGCTCCTCGCCCCGATACCGCATGGCAACCACCAGCATTGTTGGACGCTCCAGAAGCTCGTCCAGGTTATGTTCAACGATGGATAGCTACCTCGATTCAGGGTAAGGAAACGCCAGACAACGTATACAAACGTATGCGAGAAGGATGGCAACCACGCCCTGCTGACACCGTTAAAGATGATAAGTTGTTTCCGACTATCAATCACGGCCAGTGGGCAGGTTCAATTGGAATTGAAGGCATGTTGCTCTGCGAAATGCCTGTTGAAAAACGTGAAGCCCAAAAGGCTTACTATGAAAACAGGAATTTTGAGCAAAATGAATCAGTTGTAGGCGAACTTGATGCGATAGGACGAAACAACGGACAACCGATCTTTCAAGAGAGGAAGTCTTCAGCGAGCCGTGGCAGACCAATGTCTGCTATGGATGATTAAAACTTTAACGCTAAAGGAGCGAAAATATGGCTAATGCAGATGCCGCATTTGGGTTTGTCCCAACTCGCCACATGAGCGGTAACGCACCAAGGACTAATAAGTATACTTGTGCAAGTGGATTAGCAGAGAACATCTTCAAAGGTGATCTTTGTATAATTATTGCTACAGGGCTTATAACTCCGCACACAGCAACCGAGGTTAATAACATCGGTGTGTTTGATGGTGTAAGTTACACAGCAAGTGATGGCTCATACGTTTACAGTGAATACTGGCCTTCAGGCACAGTCGCCACAGATATAATTATTTATATCTATGATGACCCGTACACTGTATTCAAAGTTCAATCCGCAGGTACTACTGCACAGACTAACATAGGTAATTGTGCCGATGTTGTTGCTGGAGCAGGTTCGACCACAACAGGTCAATCTGGGTTTGAAATTAGTGGAACTATGGCCGCAGGTACAGCTACCTGTAAGATCATGGCTCTTTACGATGCACCAGAAAATGCTTTTGGTGCGAATGCCGTCATGGAAGTGCTAATAAACGAGCATATTCTAAAAGATGGCGCAGGCATATAGGAAGGGTATAGAAAATGGCTTTAAATAGAGCAAGTTTTGCTAAAATGCTAGAACCAGGACTCAACACCCTTTTTGGGCTTGAGTACGACAGCTATCCTCCAGAATGGACAGGAGTTTTTTCCAGTAACACAAGTAACAAAGCGTTTGAAGAAGACGTTCTCTTACAAGGTTTTGGAAATGCACCTACCAAAAATGAAGGTAGCGCAATCTCATATGACGATGCAGGTCAGCAATGGACTGCCCGTTATCAGCACGAAACAATCGCTTTGGCTTTCGCAATCAGCGAAGAAGCTGAAGAAGATGGCCAGTATGGTTCGATTGCTTCACGCTACACTAAGGCACTAGCCCGTTCTATGGCTTCCACTAAGGAGCTAAAAGCGGCTAACGTCCTTAATTTCTCACAAACAGCAGGCTACACAGGCGGTGACGGAGTTACACTTTTAAGTGCATCACACCCAACTCGCTCTGGTAATCAGTCAAATGTTTTGGGAACAGCGGCTGATTTGTCTGAGACTTCACTAGAATCTGTTCTTATCAATATTGCTGATATGAAGGATGATCGTGGGCTTAGAATCGCGGCACAAGGTCAGACGTTGGTAATTCCAACTGCTTACACCTTCACTGCGGATCGTATCCTACAGTCAACTCTTCAGAACGACACAGCTAATAATGCGATCAACGCAATTAAAAATAACGGCTACCTACCAAGTGGGTCACACGTTATGCGTAGATTGACAGACTCTGATGCGTGGTTCGTGACAACTGATGTTCCAGATGGACTGAAGATGTTCCAAAGATCGCCTATGAAAAAAGGCATGGAAGGTGACTTCGAAACTGGAAATGTACGTTACAAGGTGCGTGAGCGTTACAGCTTTGGCTTCACCGACTGGCGTGGCGTTTTCGGTTCTGAGGGAGCGGCCTAAATATAATAACTTGGAGGAGGGTTCGCCCTCCTTCATACCTTAACAATCACATGATGTGGTTGACATTTGCCAAGATAAGGAGATTTACATGGCTAATACAACATTTAATGGAACAGTGCGTTCCACTTCTGGTTTCTCTGACATCACTAAAGATTCAGTCGGAAACGTAACAACTAATTCAACATATTCTGAAAATGCCTCTGTCGGTGGAACTCTTGCAGTTACTGGCAATACAACTCTAACAGGAAACCTTACAGTAGCAGGGTCTGTGTTTTCAGGCGGAATGCCCACTTTAGGTGGACTTACTGTAACTGCTAAAGCCACATCTGGCACTGTTACTTACGTTGCTGGAATTAACATAAATCCATTTACTGGGGGAGCGCAACAAGTTACTACTCTTCCTGCCGCTACGGCAGGTACTGTTGTTGTACATGCTCAGTCTGTAGACACTACTGGTGGAACTGCTTTCTTGAGTTTTGATTGTGCAGGCAGTGACGCTTATGAAACAGGCAGTGTTATAGAAAGCCGTACTAGCAGTGCGGTCACGTTTGATGCGTCTACTGCTGGAGAGACTTTGTTAAAGTACACTCCTGCTAACGCGGCAACAAACTTGTTCAGCATTGGTTCTTACATCTATTTTACTTGCACAACAGCAGGTCTGTGGAATGTCGCGTATAATTTCCAACATCTTGGAGCAGGTACTACTGGTACATTTGTTTTTGCGGCCTAATATTAATTAGGTAGGGGGCGACCCCTACCGCTTCATAAAGGATTAAATAATGGCTGATATTACAACTGTAACAAAGATCAGTGAAAGTACCAGAGAAGTTACTTTTGCTTTTCAGTATCAATATGTGGATGGTGGCAATGAAAGTGCCGTTTCCAAAATAGATGTCTCTGCTTTAGGTGCTAGTGCTAATGGCGATGCGTGTACAGGTCTTCGTATTTTAGAATGTTGGTGGGTTATAAACGCTATGACTGTTGAGGTTCTAGCTGACGCAGATACAGATATTATAGTTCTTCACCTTGACGAGGGTCAAAGCGGATACCAAGACTTTAATATATTCGGAGGTCTACCAAGTAGTAGTACTTACGGAGCTAACGGAACAGGCGATATTAAATTCACAACAACTGGGGCAGGCGCGGCAGGCGATGCTTATCAGATTGTTATTAGGGCATCTAAAGATTATTAATGGCAACTTCAGGAACAGTAACATATAGGCCCGATGTCGAGGAAATTATAGCAGAAGCCTATGAGCGTTGCGGTATAGATCCTCAGACTAGGACAGGTGATCAGGCTTCTTCGGCAAGGAGAAGTTTGAACTTGTTATTTTCTGAATGGTCTAATCGTGGTATAAATTACTGGACAGTTACAAACGCAAGTATAACTTTAGTTAAAGATCAAACAACTCCATATACTTTACCCGTTGGAACTGTAGACCTTATCGATGTTGTTGTCAGGGATAGCTCAGGTACTGATACGGCAGATCAGGCGATAGACAGAGTGTCAATTTCAGATTATAATCAGCTTCCGAATAAAACAAGTTCGGGAAAACCAAGTCAATACATGATAAACAAACAATACACACCTCAGATTTACATTTGGCAAATACCTGACGTTACGACATACAGTTTAAGTTACTGGGCAGTAAATCAATTGGAAGATGTAACAGCATCATTTCAAGACGCTGATGTTCCATATCGGTGGTCTGATTGTATATGTGCAGGTTTAGCAAGTAAGTTATCTTTAAAATATGCACCTGAAAAATTTCAACTTCTTGAAGGTGTTTATCAAAAATCATTTGATTTAGCGGCTTCGGCTGATAATGATGGTGTTAGTTTAAGAATTTACCCTACAGGATTGAATTTTGGATAATGGCAAGGTACGCATCAGGTAAAAAATCAAATGCGATGAGCGACATAAGTGGCTTTAAGGTTAGATATAAAAACCTTAAAACTACTTGGGATAACTTGCGCGTTGAGCCTGAAGAGTTTGACCCTAAACAACCACAGTTAACGCCTGTAAAAAATGTAATAGACGCTACAGCGTTATTTAAACCTCGACCTGATAATGATCCTGACAATTACACATTTTTTGTTGGCTATACTCAGGACTGGACAGTAGACCCTAGAGATCTTCCTGGCATTGGAATGCATGGGATAGGTGCTGTTGGCAATGGAGTAAATGCAGAAATTAATACTTTAACAATTAGTGTTAATCCTACTGGCGTGGCTGGTACAGGTGCAATAGGAACTTTAAATAACGAACTAACAATTACTGAGACAGGTGTCGCTGGCACAGGTGCGATAGGCACAGTTACATTAGTTGGCTCAATTACTGAGACAGGCGTTGCTGGCACAGGTGCGATAGGAGGCTTTGGCGAAACAGACGGAGCTAACATGCAATTGTCTATAACTGAATCTGGAGTAGCTGGCACAGGAGCAATAGGAACAGAGGCAGTTAACATACAAGGTTGGGGCAACTCAACATGGGGTGAAGGAACATGGGGTGATTAGATGAATTACGCGACTTTAGTCTCAAATATACAAAATTTTACAGAGGATAATTCTTCTGAGTTAACGGCATCTATAGATCAAATTATTAGCCAAGCTGAAGAAATGATCTTCCAAAGATTGCCAAACTTGCCATGTTTCAGATTTACGTCTTCAGCGGCAAATCTTGTCGCAGGAACTTCTCAATATACTATTGCAAGTGCAAGAATGATTAGGAATCTATCTATTACATCTAGCGATGTTGTTAGCTTTTTAGATCACAGGATAGATTCCTACCTAAGAGATTATTGGCCGAACTCGACAACTCAAGGAACGCCAATAATGTACAGTACGAGTTCAGCAGGTACAGCAGGAACTGTTATAACTCTTGCTCCAACGCCTGATGCAATTCTTGCT